CTCTTGTAGTGCTTTTTCTTCTGCTGCTTTTTGCTCGGCTTGTTTCATTGCTATTTTAGCTGCAGTATCCTCTGCAACTTTTTTCGCAAATGCTTCCAAGTCGATTGAAGTTTCAGGAGATTTTTTCTCTTCTGACATATCAGTCTCCGTTGATGAGGATTTCTCCTCGCTTGGCTGCTCAATTTTAACAGCGTCTGCTGCTGCGGTTGAGTTAGCCTGTAATATTTCTTTTTGGTACTTTCTGTATTCATCCATACTATCAAATGACTTGCTTAGTCCAAAGGTTGCCCCTTGGTTGCAAGGTACTGATACTACAGAAACTTCAAAAAGTTCCGCGTCTTTAATTTTGAATCCATCACTCTCAGTTAGATATTCAGAATCTTTACATCTGAATCCGACTGAAAATGCTCCCAGGACTCCATCTTTCACTAAATGAGTAATGTCACCTGCGGCTTTTGATATCTTTGCGGTGATATCTAAACCTTTATCTGTGACTTCTAAACCAGTTGCTCTACCGATAGGTTTGTTGTAGTCGTGGTTAAAAAGAATGATTGGATTACTTTTGAAGTTTTCCAATCCGCCTTTTGTCCATGCCTCGCTTTCGATTATATCTCCAGCTCTATCTAGTGCATTTGTACTTGCAGAACCTTTGATGTTTATTCCACCATCTTCGGTTTCGCCTAGTGATTTAAAAGTACTCGTCCAATGATAAATTTTGTTACTTGACATCCTTTTTCTCCTTCTTAACAGTTTTCTTAGGAGCTGGTTTTTTAACTACCTTTTCTACTGCTGCTACTTGGACAGGGTGTCTTTTCTTCATAGCAGATAATACTCTATTCCAAGAACCAAATGCTCTTCTAAGCAAATAGTCTTTAACAGGTACATCATTACCATGAGATTTATATTCAGGTAAATCCATTACTTCAACGCCTTTTTCGGCCATGAAATCGGATAAAACCTTTATCATCTTGTCTTTTGTCATAATTATTCTTCCTCGCTTGGCGGAGTTTCTTCCGGCCTGCCACCTTCTTCTGGGTTTGTGGCTGAACCTGCGATATTTGCAGGAACTCTTGGTGTATCAAACCCTTCAATAGTCTCAAGTCTTAACGCCTCCCTTGCTTCATTCGGTGTCATTATACCTGTGTTGACAAGTGTGGCGTAATAGCCTGCTTGGTCTCTTAACTCTGGTTGTAAAGCAGGTATACCTGATACATTTTCATCAAGTTTGAAACCGAAATATCTCTCGAAAGCATACGCTATTTTGTTAATAATAGGTAGTATGGTTTCTAAATAATATAGACGGTGGTTAGGCCTTAAGTTGGCATTATTACCACTATCCATTAATATTGGTGGAACTCCTATTGCTTTTAGAATTATTTTTTCGTTAGAAGCTATTGCTTCTTGGAAGTCTAAATCTTTGAAGTTAACTTCAGTTAGGTTTTCCACTGTTAATCCGCCATCTAAAAATAGCGGTCTTCTACCACCTGACTGAGGATTGTATCTTGCAACCCAAGCCTGTAACATTCTTTCTTTAATTTTCTCTGAAAGAGTGTTTGGTGACTTTAAAACTAGTCCTGGAACTGCTCCATTTTTAAAGAAGTTGTCCTGAAACCTTCTCATGCTACCCATTAATTGCATAGTTCTGAGTGCAGGTTTTAATCTAGGTACTCCTCTATAAATAGAACGGAAACTGTTTTCTTTAATATGAATTATTTCTGATGGCTTATAATCAATAGAGTTGTCATAAGTATATTTTTCAACATACTGTTTGTCATCACTATATATGGTTACATGCTCTGCTGGAAGATGATACAGATGTGCACCATCAAAGTAGACAAATATATTTCCATCAATTAGTAAGTCAATTATCAGATTTCTTTTAAATGTACTTACGTCTTGAAATGGGTTTGGTTCACTATTTAGTAATAAATCTACTCTACTTCTTCGTATGTTCTTTACAATAGGAGACGTTCCTATAATCTTATCGCCAATATCGAAAGGTACTTCAGCAGTATCGTCAACTACCATGTTGACTGCTCTGTTTACTATCTCGATAGTTTCGTAAGCATTTCTATAACTTATCTGATGCTCACGACTTTCAATGGTCATGCCCTCGTTTCTAGCAATAACATATTGAGCAGGATTATCTTTTTCCTCTCTATCTATTCCTAAAAATCTATCATACCATGCCATATTTTTGTCTCTGTATTTCAACCCATTTCTGTTGCTTTTTTGCTGTTACTAACTTGGGTCGTTTGCCGTATATACTATGTAATCGTAAATGATGTTCATGACATAATGTAACAGCTTGATTATATATTTCGTCTTCTTTTTCTGCGATAAATTTTATTCTAAGGTCTAATATTTCTTGTTCAGATTCTATTTTTATCTTATTTACTTTCATCCACTGCTCTAATAATTCAGTTAATCCGTAAAAATGATGAAAGTCTAGATTCTTCGTACTTCCGCAGATGTGACATTCCGTTGCTTTATTATATTTAGACTTGGCCTTGTCACGAACATACTTTACTAAATCTCTTTTTAAATCCATAAACCTACTCGTTATAAAGATAATTTTAGCAAAATTTTAAGTTCATGTCAAGAACTATTTTTTCAAGGGGTAGATTAGAATGTAGTGACACTTGTCTCGAATGAGTATAGCGCGTATCGAATGGCGTCTGCCATGTGAGATGCATAATTGTGTTTGGGTTTTTCTTTTAATAAGTTAGGATTTGGGTCCCACTGATATTGGTCTAAACTTGATATAGATTCACGACAAGCTTGATGAACTATTAATTTATCATTATCCACTACTCCAGCTACGTGTCCTATACCGTCTAAAACAGATTTCTTTGCATTGATAGTAGTGATATCATAATTTTGTGCAAAATCGAACCTTGTTTGCTGAGCAGCAGAATCAATGTAAATGTAATCTATGTCCCACTTCTGAATTAGTTTCTGAATCTCTATTGCATGTTGTTCTGTAGTTCGTTCTGCATCAAGATATTCATCCAGTAAGTAGTATGTTTCTGAATCCCAATCATATCCGAAAACACAGAAAGCCGTGGGGTCTTTGTAACCAACGTCCATTCCTGCGAAGATATCCATTCTCGAGGTATCTATTTCTGATAAATCTGATAAACACTTTTCATGATTGAACGCCCATACTTGACCTTCAAACACATTGAAGTCCGCCATATACTCTTGATTAAACTCAGCTTCTGACATCGTCTTCTTTGCTTCGATTATATCTTGCTCAGATATTCTAGGGTTCTCGTGATATGTTGCCTTGATACTTGCCCATTCTGGAAACTCATCTGAGAATCCTCTGTACCAAAACTCTGCAAACCAATTATTTCTACCCCTTGGAGTAGATATAAAGAGTGCTTTTGAGTTTTCTTTATCTAGTGTGGGCCTGAGCGCAACATTGAAAGCATCCCGCCCGTCAACGAGAGCGGCCTCGTCGAATATGATGAGGTCATAAGACCTACCCACGACCGAGTCAACTTGGTTAACGGAACCCATACGAATCGTACTATGGTTTGAAAGTTCAATAACTTTATCTTTTGCATTGTCTCTTAATACCTCTAAATCAAAGTGCTTAATTAATTGCCTTTGTAAATCAAATGAAATTTGAGAAAGTGAATAGTTGGGTGACATCAATAATACATTAGCTCCTGGAACTAAAGTAGTTAATTGACCTATGATATTGGCAATGTAGGTTTTACCTTGCCTTCTTGAAACTGCGGCAGTAACAAAACGATACTTTGGATTATTGATTGCATTTATAATTCCATGCTGAGAACTATTAGGTGTAATTCCTAACAAGTTCATGTATCCATCAATAGGTAATTTTATAAATCTTCTATCATCGAACTTCATAATGTGGTCTGAAACCACATCCGTTCTGCTTATTTCAATCAATGTATTGTCTCGTCTTCAAATATGTATTCGTTATCTTCTTCGCTTAGTATTCCCGACTCTTTAGCTTTTTCGTATAAGTAGCAATAAGCTGCGGCTAAGTTTTTAAAATTCTCCTCTCCATTTGTGAGGTTTCTTTTCTTTTCTGCGTTTAGCATTTGTGCTAGGAATTTACCTGCATTTACTAAACTTTCATCCAACCATAATTTTCTGCCGTCTGCTTTCATTTATTCTCCTATACTTGTAGTAAATCGTTTGAGATGTGGTCATTATGTTTTGTTGGAATATATGGCCACTTCATATACTCCCATGCAACACTATATCTATAGTCTCGACTTTTATTCTCATAGCACCCATGTATTAGATTGGGATGAAAAAATACTGCAAAAGGCTCATCTAGTTCTAAATCTATTACTTCTTCATTGGTTTTAAGGTCTATCCACTTAATCCATTCTTGATGCGATTGCCTATCATGATTAAGTACGCCTTGTTTATGAGATTCTTTTACTATTCGTAAACATCCACTTTCTTTTGTTGCTCCATTTACAAAAACATCACAACTTATTAGTTTATCTGGATGTGCTTCAATATAGTAATTGTCTTGGTGCCAGCTTACTGACTTTCCTTCTCGTGGAATCATTGGAAAAAACTTAGATATATAAGTACTTAAGTGATTTGTTCGTAGTAATGTTCTTGCTACCTTTAATAATTTAGGATTTCTACCTAATTTTTTAAAAGTTTCATTATATTTCATCGCTCCTTGTAACATCATAGGGTTATACGGAGTGTTCATTAGCCAATTTTCTTGTGTATGCGCCGAAATAGTCTTTGCATATCTAGTCAAAGTGTTACATGTGAGGTTGAGCTCTTCATGTTCCTCTTTACTTAGAAAGTTTTTTACAATTAAATAACCTTTTTTACGGAATTGACTAATGTCATAGTTCACTTTTTACCATTTTACCTTATTTGCCCAGTAAGCAGCTGACATTTTGCCTTTAGCAATGTTTCTTCTATGTCTAGCTTTGAAACTTTTACGCTTCATCTTCATTCTACGTGACTCTCCTGCTTTAGGTTTGCCCGCAGTCTTAGCTCCTTTCTGTCCAAATCTTATTGTTTTGATTTTACCGCCCACCTTTGCCACAACTATATGTGATTTAGTTCTGTGACCTGGTGTTCTTTTTGGTTTGTTAAAACCTGAGACTCCTGCTCTTTTTAATCTAGGGTCTCTTTTACGTCCTTTCTTACGTGTAGGCATTTCTACCTCCTACGTAATATTCTGCTATGTCCTTTTTTGCTGAATCTAGCTTTTTTAGGATTCTTTGTTTTACCGAATCTAGGACCGATAGCTTTTGGTGCAGATGCGTATCTCATTGCTTCCATACTTCCTGCTTTTCTGCTATTTACAGTAGCTCCTGCTGCTGCATTCATGTCTCTAGTAACTCCTCTTTTGAGTTTGTGTTTACGGATTTTCTGTGTGCTGTGAACACCAGTAGGTCCGCTTAAAAAACCGCCTCTAGCCATTTTATTCTCCTACAAGCTTTTTTAATTGCTCGTCTCGAAAGACGCATTTGTTCATTGATGCATAATCTTTCAGTTTCTTTAAATTTGTTAACTTCTGTCTTGAGTCTATTATTAACGATGCTACTGCTTTCTCTACCCCCATAAGTGTATAAGCTAGCTCTAGTTTGTGGTCTAGCTGCTTAATGGAGATTATCTTCTTTTTCTTCGTGTAGTTTTTCGTTTTTTGCCTCTCTTTGCATAAGTACGAACGTTAGTAGGTTTTCCTCCAACGCCCTGTGCTACTTTTCTTTTTCTCCTTACTGCTGAACGTTTTTGAGCTTTACTCATAGTTCTAGCACGAGCTAAAGGAACACATTTAGGATAGCCTTTTCTTCCTGTTTTAGCTTTCCCTCTTCCACAAGGTTGATATCTGCCTTTCTTTTTTGGTCTTCCAATATCTACCCATTTTTCTTTAAACCATTTTTTAAGTCCGGTACTAGCCACGTCTGTACCTCCCGCCTCTTTTCTTGTATTCTCTAACTAACCATGCATTTGCATATGCGCTAGGATATACTGCGAACTTTCTTTTTGTTGCTGCTTTTACTCTTGCATAGAGTTTTTTATTAGTAGGTACGTTACGTGATTTTCTTGCTACCTTCCTTCTTGATTTTTTTCTACGTGCTGCCATAATTAAAGTGTAGAGTCCCCCACTCATTGACTGAAGAAGAGAACTCTAACTGGGTATTAACCTACTTGTCCTTGGCTTTCCACACGTTTAATGCGCACCAGTCCATAATCATGTAAACCTTTTTCATTAATCCATCATCAATTGGTGTTGGAGTAATCGCTGCTACAAAAGAGCAGATTGTTACAATTACGGGGACAACTGATATTAATTTTCCTATTAATAAGAAAAAATCTATCATACTTCTCTCCTCAGTCCTTTCCGCTCTTACGAGCTAGACTGCTTAACCACTAGTTTTTATAGGAGCCTTCGCTAAGGTCAACTCCATCGCCGTTGTGGTCACTACTCGGCTTAAATTGTGTGATTTCTTTTGCAGTTTTTCTTTCTGCTTCAATCATCTTATCTTTAATGTCGACTTTACCGTCTCCATTTAAGTCATTGGGGTTTACCCCCTTTAATATATTCCAAATTCTTTTAAACATAATGTTTCCTATTAGGGCGGAGCTGGGACCCCTCGATATTTTTCCGTGTCATGATATAATATCATGCAAGTTTGCTTAGTATAAGGTCACCCGCTCCTAAAAATTAATCACCTCCTCAGGTTAAACTTTGGTTACTTTTTCTTCTTCTTGCCTCTTTTCTTTTTCTTTTTGGGCCGTCCGACCCTGGAACCATAAGTTCCTTTTCCATATGGCATTGCTTTCTCCTAAGTCCAACGAGGTGGCTCGTCTGGACACTCAGCCCATCTTAATTTAGTTTTGAGGGGCATAAAACATTTACATATTGTACAAGTTTTCCAAAACTTACTGTATTTTGGACACTTCTTACAAATCTCTAGTCGTTCTTCAGGCGACTTTTTTCGCTTCATGTTTATCTGCGTCTGTTTGTGTTGTGTTTTCTACGTTGTAGATTCTTTTTTCTAGCAATTAGCTTTTTGAGTCTAGCAGATTGTGGAGTTTCTCCATGTTCTTCTTCTGATTTTTCTACTGCTTCTTTTAATTTTTCTTCTATCTGATTAGCCATTAATAAACTTCCATGCTTCTTGTTCTGATTTATGTTGTGATAAGACGTGTTGGTCGTCTCTTACACACCATACACCTCTTTTGAGATATAACTGCCATCCCTCTGGTAAAGCCTTTTCTGCTTTAGCCTTTGGTGACTTAGATATATCTTTTTTGCTATATTCCATTTCCATTGTTTTCTCCTAGTGCATTGTTATCATGGTTGTTACAATGCCGATTAAGGATACAAGTAAAAAACCTGCACATCCTAATAGTATAGATTCTATTCTAGAAACTTGTCCTTCGATTCCATTGAATCTGTCCGAAGCTCCTTTTTCCATAGACTCTATTTTGTTAAATATTGTCTTCCATCTTTCAGCACAGATAGCTTCATGCTTTTCAAGATTTGCAGCTACCTGCTCGATTTCCATGTTAGTCCCCTTTACATCTTGTGGATATTTCCACACTTATGAAAATTATATCAAAATATCAACAAGATGTCAAGTATTATTTTCGTATGGTATAGATTTTTACTGGCTCCGACTTGCCTTTTACAGTTACCTCGTCAAGAAACTCGTACTCATAACCATCTACTAAACTGTGTTCAGATATTATTAAATCTGCATCATAATCTTTGCAACTTGACTCTAACCTTGCAGCCAGATTAACCGCATCGCCAAGGACGCTGTAATCGAAACGAGTAGTAGAGCCAAAGTTGCCAACCACGCAAGGACCTGAATTGATGCCAGCACCTGTATTAATTTGGTCAAGGCCTTCATCTTTAAGTGTTTCATTTAATTTCTCCAAAGCTATTCTCATTTCAATAGCCGCTTTTGTTGCATTCTCTATATGATTCTCGTCAGGAAGCGGAGCTCCCCAGAAAGCCATGATGCAATCTCCCATATACTTATCGATTGTACCTCCATGCTTGAGAATTATCTCAGTCTGGTTGTCAAGAAAACGATTAATGAGGCTCGTAAGTCCTTGTGGATTTTTTTGATATTTTTCTGAAATCGGTGTAAATCCTCTGATGTCAGAAAAAAGAAAAGTTAGTTGTTCCGTGAACCCACCCAATCTCAGTAATGATGGGTCTTCCTGTAATTTTTTGACAAGGTCGGGACTTACGTACGTGCCGAATTGTTGTTTGATTCGAAGTTTCTGACGATACTCGGAAAGGAAACTCAGGAATGTATGATACCCCCAGTACAAAATCGAGATAACTACGACACCATTAAGGTTAAGTAAGTAGGAAGATTTATAGGCATACCCCATTCCATAGAACGCTCCTGCTACAACTAGTGCTAAAGCTAGTACAGAAAGATAGACTCGAGAGACCGTAAGAGCCAATAAGGTGAGGCCAAGTAAACTGTAGGCAAGCTGAGCAGAAAGAGTCCAGGTCGGTGCAGAAGGTGCAGTGCCGTTGATAAGATTGTGTAATATATTTGCTTGAATTTCATGTGGGTATTTAGCCCCCGCAGGGGTCGGCACAGGGTTTGTTATGCCCTCTGCAGTCGTGCCGATAATTACAAAAGGTGCATCAATCGGCTGTTGTAAATATTCTAGTAAGCTTTGTCTATAAAAGTTCGTGTTCCAATTTAAAAAGATACGACCATTCGCATCTGTATTCATAAGTGGGTAGTTTGGTATTCTAACCCAAGTAACGCCTTCTTCTGTTGTTTTTAGCTGGTACGAAGGGTCTCCTACTGCGACTCTTAAGAGTTCGAGTGCGAAGCTTGGGTAAAGTTTTGACTCTACGTTTACGACTAGGGGAATACGACGAGTAACCCCGTCTATTTCCGGCGTAGCGGTTACTAGTCCGAGCCCCTTTGTTTTTGACTCCAGAGTAGATTCGGTAGGTAAAATTCCTGGATACTGATATAGCCATGGTGTTGGGTCCTCTCCTAACTGGGCAGTTCCTACATGAGGATTAGTTCCAGTTACTTGTGTCGATGCTGCACTAGCAAGGACAGTAGGTCTTACTTCTAGCCTGCGTATAAAGTAATCATCTTGCATTGGCCCTCGTAAGTCTTTGTTTGGCATTAATACTGTAATGCCTGGAATTGCCTCGGTCTGCATTATAGCATCTCCATAGACACTTCTCGGTAATGGCCATCCTTCATAAGTCTTGACTGTTTCTTCGTCAATGTCAACTATGAGAATGTTCTCATTTTGAACTACTTCTGTATTCATAATTAAGTAGTCAAATGTTTTAAGTTCTAAAATTTGGAAAGGATAGGGATTCCATATAAGAAGTCCCATTGCTAGTACAATTGTGATTAGTTTATTCATATTTGTTTATACTATATAAATTACTTACTATTACTATGCCTAATGTTGCATTTAGTCCATTAATGTACCATTGGTCGTCTGGGTGAGTACTAAACAAACCCAAGTAGCTCATTGTAGATATTACTACAGCCTTCTGTATAATTAGTTCTTCAGGACTTGGTTTCCTTGGAAGTAGAAAATTTGTTTCATATAAAGTATCTCTATTTTCCATAGCATATATAGTAGAAGCAACGTCTAGTATGTTTAGTATTAAAAAGGTTTTGTGTTTTTCATTCTCAAAGTCAAAGTGATACGTTACTTCAGAAGCTTCTATTTTAGATGCGTCTTGTTGCATCTGCTCGAAGTCCCAAGGTATATCAACCTGAAGATTGACGGATGCGAATACTGGAGTTGTCACCAGAGTTAAGAATAATGTTATAGCTTTTACCATCTTGTTCAATTATTATATTATAGCTTGTCTCACCATTGAGTTCTAGTTGTACGGATTGAGTAACGCTACGAATTATTGTAATCTTTTCTGCGTCACCAAATGTTAAAATCTGTGTTGTTGGGTCTTGCCCGAATAATGTACCTTGTACATCAAATTCTGAAAAAGCTTGTGTACCTCTTGATTCTTTTACTGCAAGTGCATCTAGTTCCTCGATAACTTCCAACAAGTCTTCGAGAAAGTTTACATCTAAATAGTCTATGTCAAGTTCATTAAAAGATAAGTCTTCTTCTAAATAATCTATATCTAAACCGTCGTAAGCGAGAAGGTCGACATCAAGAATATTGTCATCAGACTCATCACTTCCAACTTCTCCTGCAGTTTCTTCTTCTTCATTTTTAGGTGGGCTCACTATGAGCATGTTGTCTATGATGTCCAGTGTCAAGTCTAGTATCATCGGTGCAGTAGGTGTACTTTCCCACATACTAGTTACTGTTGATTCATAAGGTTTATTGAGTATGACTTCTCCCATGGCTGTTGCTACTACAATCTCGCCACTTGGAAGTCCCATATCGTCTGGTAGTAATATTACTAAACTTCTTCCTAACTCATCCACTGTCACAGTAAAGTCCGTGCCTCGAATAGCAATCTGAGAAGTCGGTGTTTCAATCTTAATATTTTGTTTATTAATCTTGCCAATACCACCAGTAATAAAACGAGCTGTTCCACTTGCAAACTTCATTGACATCTGCGACTTGTTTGGGTCTGGGTCAAAGATTACTTTGTCTATTATAAGTTTACTATGCTCTGTGAGTCGGACTTTACTATCGTCTATGAATGTGATACCTAATCGCCCATTAGCTGTACGCACATCATCCATTTGCTCAATGTCAAATCCTAAGTCCGTGTTGTAGGGCTTGTCTCTAAGTACTTGCCCTACTCCACGTAGTTCTGTAATGCTTCCTATATCAGCATGAAGTGGAAGTCCCACCATCATTCTGAATAACACAAATATTGCTATTAGACGCATTACTTTCAATTTTCAACCAGTCGGCTGCTAATGTTGACTGCTGTTTGATAACCGCAGTATTATTACTTCCCTCTAAGTCGAGGTAGAAGTATTTAGCATCGCTTGAACTAGCTCCATATCCAGATTGGATAAAAGTTATATCGTTGCTGTCGCCAAGAACGTCCCAGAATATAGTTGCATAATCTACATCTATATCTACTTCTGCTTCATTACTATCTCCATCGATAATCCAATCAATGTCTAGATAGTTTGCGGCATCATCTTCACCGATATCTATATCTGCAATGTTGAGTGAACCAGTAACGTCAATGTTAATATTATTGCCGTCAGCTGTGTTTAGCCCGGTTGTGTCCATGCTAAAGTCCCACACGTTTGAATCTCCATCAAATTCAAAGAAGCCAGTAAAATTATCACCAAGTATTCCATCGGTAAGAAATTTATTGGAGCTTCCTATTTGATTGATGTCTAAGACCATTGTTGTTCCATTCAAGATTGCTTTTGTCATTGAA